CTGAACTTGTTTCTGGGATTCCATATCAGATGCTTTACCCATTTCATTGGCAAGGTTTTTACCTTTTTCTACTGCTTCAGCTTTTGCTGCAGCTTCTCTTCTTGCTTGTAATTCTTGTCTTGCTGTAGGTGCTGCTGGTTTATCAGATGACGCTGTAGAAGAACCAGTATTTTGTGACGGAGAATTGCCTCCAGTGCCTTTCGGAGCATCATCTTTTTTATCCTCTTGTTTGTCGTTGCCACCTTTTGGTTCAGGTTTATTACCACCTCGTGGTTCATTCTGAGCCATTTGTTGTTGAGCAGGTGGAGGTGGTGGTGCTAACTGAACTGCAGCTGGTGCAGTATTAGTTGTTGATGCTTTAGCAGTGATTGCTTTATCCACATTGGTGTCACCAGTTGCAGACACACCAGTTGAAATTGAACCATCAGTATTGACAGTTGTTGTTACAGTATTGACAGCTACCTTTGTAGTTGTTGGATCATTTGCTTTAGTTGCGGCAGTGTCTGATAGTGATTGATTTACTACTGTTGAATCTATTCCTGTAACCAAATACTTAATAGCATAAGCAGTGGCATATCCCTCGCACTTAGTTGAGTATAACGAGTCTTTGATACACTGATCATTTAAATATGCTTGTTCGTATCCTGGACATGTTGTACTGTATAATGGATTAATTGAACATTGATATGTTAAATAAGCACTAGCGTATCCTGGACATGAAGGATATATTAATGGAGTAGCAGTACACTGTTGAGTGAATAATGCTTCTGCGTATCCTGGACATGCAGAATTATAGAGTGGGTTAGCAGCGCACTGTTGAGTAAGATATGCTGCAGCATAACCTGGACATGATGGTGAAGATAAAGGATCTAGACAAGGATCTGCTGTATATACCGCATTGCTATACATATTTGTTATGCTGGCATTTCCACTAGTCCATGGTGCCATAGCAAATCCACCAAGTGTAGTTATTTGTCTAGAAGTTCCAAATCTAAATTGTTTACTATATGTTCCAGAAGTTCCATTATCACCACCATTGTGAGTATTGGATTCACTGTAGATAGTAGCATTATTACTATCTGTAATAACAGTGGCAACCCCAGCATCTGAATAATTATAACCTGTTAAACAAAGACCAAATATATCCCATACAGCACAGTGTCTTCCAGCTACACTATAATTATATCCATAATTAAATCCATGTATCATTGCGCCAGCACCAGCATTGGATAATGCTTGGTTGATAGCATACGCTTGTGTTCCAGTCATTCCAGTTAATAAATTTGGACTGGTTACTACTGTGTTATATCCTGAACACGATGGTGAATATGCTGGATTGCTTGCGCATGGATCAGTTGTATAATTTAATGTGATTGACGGATTGCGAACTTGTGGTCCATAATAACCTGCCCAAAATCTACTATCCTTACCAGTAAACGAAAGTGTCATTGAATCACCAGCAAGCATACTTTCTTGATTAGCAAAAGTTTGTGTGCCAGTTCTTAATTCAAATCCATTTGTTGGAGCATTATAATTATAGATATCAGTTCTTAAAACACTAGTACCTCTTAACAAATTTACCTGTCCAGTCAAAGTTCCAGATTGATCACCAGAATTATTAATCTGCCATGAATAATTATATCCATTAATTTTAATACCAGAGTTGGATAAGTCTAATGCATGTTGAATAGCAAATGCTTCAGCAGTGATTCTTTGAGATGCTGTTGCAGTTGTATATCCAAAGGTTAAAGTATTTGTTGTTGCATTAAATGATGGTCCATTACCACCACCAGAAAATCCACCATTTTGTCCTGCAACAGAACCAGTCCATGCACCAACTGTTGGTGTTAGAATATTTTCAGATGTTATTTGAGTTTGTGCTTTGGCTCTTGGTGTAAATGCAACCAAGCCAACAACCAAAAACACTAATACCCAAAATCTCATTTAGTCTTTACTCTTAACTTTTTGAGGTTGACGATCAGGATTGTCTTCCCAAATTTTCTTAGCTTGTTCACCAATTTTACCATCCACTGGACATGGTGTTCCAGCATTCATCATTGCTGTAAAGACTCTTTCATCTTGGCACATAATAGCAACTGCTGCTACCTTCATACCCATATCATATGTGGAACGAGCTAACTTTAATCTTTCGCAATTCTTATCAGTCATCGTGGCACCAAAGGAGATACCAAGAATTTGAGTTTGAGTTGCACCAGATACAGCTACAGCGCAAACATCACTATTAATAATCGTGATTGCTGGAGCCACTGCTGTTGGTGGAGGGGATTTTACTGTTGTTGTGCTATTTGAAGTAGAGTCAGTTGTAGATCTACTAGTCGAATCAGTCACGATGGGATCAGCAGCCATCGCAGGGGACAAATACATGACAAAAAGCACCGCTGTAGCGATCTTTTTAATCATTTTTAAAACCTTTAGTTATTGTAATTATGCGGAATTTTACATCAAGAAATGAAACTCACATCGATTTTATTTAGGAGAAGTCGGTTATCCGACTACTTCTTTTGCAAGTCTTCTACTTCTTTTTCGATAGTTTTTACACTAGGGGATGAAAACACACTCTGAACCTTGTCTAGGAATGATTGTGTCTTAGTTGGAGGATTTAGTTCTTCTTCAGTTGTTGGTGTGATTCTTCTCCCAGCTGAATCGAACTCAACTTTCTTCTTTACTCGGTTATATAGTTCTGGTTCCCAGTCTTTTGTGGGTTCATCTACCTCAATTTCTGGAATCTCAGACTCTAACAACTCGTTTACTTCTTTCTTAATCTCTTCTGGAACAACAGTTGTTTCTGGTTGTTCTTTGGATAATTGTTCTGCTATATTACCAAATGCAGTTTTTTCGTCAGAAGGATATAAATCTTTATATTCAGCTAAGAATTTAAAATCATCTTCTTTATTTTTTTCTGGAAAATCTTCAACAGGTGGCTTCTCAAAGAAGTCATTCCATCTTCTTCCACCAGTGTGTTTAAGATTCCAGTTTGCTGCAATTAATAAAAGAACTGCCAATGGATCAAATACGATAACAATGAGTATGGTGACGATACGAACTGCTTTCTCAAGCATGGTTGTATCGTTCGCACTTTCGTCACCATATATCAATGCAGCAATATACTTAATTGGTCCTACTTCTGCTTCGACTTTCCTGACTTCGCTGGCGATTGGCGCACGCTCTTCGTTGTACTTGGCGATCTTGGCTTGCGCTGCACCGATTTCGTTGAGGATTCTGGCTCTGTCTTTTTGCTGTCCTCTACGGATGGCAATTGCTCTGTCTGTTCCACTGGCTTCTGTGGTTCTTGCGATGGTTTGATCAACTTGAGCATCGAGTTGAGTAAGTTCTTTACGACTTGCATTGATATTTTCCTTTTCTGTTTTAATCTTCTCATCAAGTAATGCTAATTTAGATTGAACATCTCCCGTAGGAATTGCTTGATCCAAATGTGCCTTTGATAAGAATCCGAAAATGCCCATCGATGTCAACATCATTAATACAACTAGGGCAACTACAAAATATGACTTCATCAATTTTGGAATTTCTTTCCAATTTCGATAGAGCCATGATGCAACTACGAGTTTCGATGCTTCAAGCAATGAACCCATAAGAGCAATCGGTACTACAGCTGCAGCAAAAATTGCGATGAGACCCATCACTGCGTAATATGCAGCAAGAGCCGACAATGATAGTGCAACTGCAAAAAGTAAATATGTCATAGTTTGTTTTTAATATGAGAGCCATGAACACGAACAGATATCTGTCCGTTGTAATAGTCGTCTGACTCTAACACCTTTCGTGCAAACTGTTCTCGTGCTTCTATGTAAGAACATTCAGCTTTGGATTTACAAAAGAAAAGAATCTCACGAACAAAGTTGTCTTTGCCGAGAGACTCCACATCTTTATTTAGTTCTATACTCGAACCATAATACTCTAGCCAATCAGAATCTATTTTGCTGCGAATCTTTTTACGTTTCTTAGTTCCATTTTTCTGTTTGACCATCTTGTATGTAGTTTTGGCAAACTTTGCCAATTTCTTACCTACATACATACGACTAGTGGCTTTGTTCGTAATTAAATAAACAAAGCCAACACAGTCATCAGGTAGTTCTTCAACGATTGAATTATTATAAGTCCACATAGTAGACTATTTATTCCTCCTCGTCAAAGTCCTCCTCTTCATAAATGTCTCCTGAACATACTGGACAGTAGACAATATCTTCTAATCTGTGGTCATCACCCTTAACAATAATCTTTCCTTGCGCACCACATTCTTCGCATTCAAAGTGTTTAGTTGTCATGCTGTCTTACCCTTGCTATTCCTAGTTTATTAAAAACTGTAAACCACATCCAACCCATATCAAACTCTAGTGGCTTTCTACTCAGTTTTGGATTCGCTGGATCTCCATGATGATTATTATGCAGTTCTTCACCACCAATAATAATTCCCCATGGGACTATATTAGTTGATTTATCTTTACTATCATAATTTCTGTATCCGTAATAGTGTCCAACACCATTCACAACACCTGCTGCCCAAAATGGAATCCATGCCATTTGAACTGCCCAGAACCAAATTCCCCACCAACCAAACAGCATTAAACTAATTGCTAACATTAAAACAATTCCAGCATATGGAAATTTTGAATAAACATTTCTTTCCATCCAGTCATCTGGAGTACCAACACCATACTTCTGAATCATTTCTTTATCTCTTGCTGATTGAACATAACAAGAAACTCCAGCAAATAAAACAAACCAGATACCTTCATTGTGAGGACTATGAGGATCTCCTTCTTTATCAGAGTTCTGATGATGTTTGCGATGTATTGCAACCCATTCTTTTGTTACCATGCCAGTTGTTAGCCACAACCAAAATCGCATGAAATGTGATAGTCCAGAGTGAAACTCTAAACCCCTATGTGTTTGCCCTCTATGTAAATACAAAGTGACGCAAACAATGGTAATGTGTGTCATTACCAACAGATATATTAACTCTATCACGCTGCTTTACCCCATACATCACCCCAGTCACCAGACAATGCACCCTTTGCATAATCAGTTACACGATTCTCAAAGAAGTTACCATGTACTGGTGCATTGATCATCTCTTCAACCCATGGTAGTGGATTCTTCTTAACTTTGAAAATACCTTTCATACCAAGAGAAATTAGACGACGATCTGCGATGTAACGAATGTACTGTTTAACATCAGCTGCAGATAGTTCACGCATGTCACCATCTTGATAACAGAGATCAATAAACTTATCTTCTAACTCTACCATCTTCTCAGCGATAGAATAGATCTTACCTTTTAATTCATCATTCCAGATTTCTGGATTTTCTTTAATGTATTCACGGAATAACTTGATCATTGACTCAGCATGGATTGTTTCATCGGCAATAGACCATGTAACAATTTGACCCATACCTTTCATCATGCCGTGACGAGGAAAATTAAGCAACATGATAAAAGAACTAAACAACTGCATGCCTTCAGTAAAGGCACTGAAAACAGCAATATGCTCAGCAGTACTAGCGACAGTACCATTGCGACTAGAAAGATCAAGTACATAGTCATGTTTATCCTTCATCTCCTGATACTCTAGGAATTGATTGTAAGTTGATTCAGGTAACCCAAGAGTTTCAATCAGATGAGAGTATGCAGCAATGTGTAGTGCTTCTCTTGCTGCAAAACCCATCAACATCATTCTTACTTCAGGTTGAGGGAAATAAGGCAGATAATTATTAACATAGCCACCAGCAACATCAATGTCTCCCTGAGTAAAGAATCGGAAGATGTTCGTGAGAAAAGTTTTTTCTTCATTTGTTAATTTCTTTTTCCAGTCTTTAACATCCTCAGCCATTGGTACTTCTGAGTGAAGCCAGTGTGCTTGTTCATGTTTCAACCAAGCATCATATGCCCATGGATAGTTAAATGGTTTAAAATGGTTTCTTGTATCGGTTAATCTTGTTTTTGTTTTTGTTATCATTTTATTCCTCGTACATTACTGTGTTAGTTGATCCTAGTGCCCATTTTGAATCTGTTTCTACAGACCATCTTTTAGTGGCAACTTTAAAGTCTGGTTGTTTTAGTTGTTTTGGATTACTACTTGGTTCTAATATAATTAAGCGATTATTTGGCTGAGCAGCAAACTGCCCATTATCACACTGAATGAAATTATAAGACTTGTGGTCTTCGACATCTTCAGAAAACCCTGTATCAAGAATGTTAAAATCAGGATGAGCAGAATCAACTGTAAAAAGATAAACACCATACATCCACTCTCCATTCTTTAATTTAAATTTACATCTCATTGATTGAAGTTGTGCTTTCTTTATGATAGTTATATCGTATGAAAGACAATCCCATAACTGCAAATAATCTAATGGTAGTGGTTCACCTTCGATTGGTTTCCAGCAATATGCATGTAGTGGTAGTTTGTCATACAATGCACCATATTGATTAAGATAAGACTCAATACGGAATGCTTGCCCTCTTAAAGATTTTATACTTATCCACCAACATGGCTCAAGTTCATCATGTCCATGTTCGAAGTCATAAAGAAACTCTCTTCGAACATAACACTTTACTGGTGGTAAATTCGCAACGATGTGTGCCATTAACCCTCACATGCCAAACATTCATTACCTTCAGCCAAATCGTGGAGATTAATTTCTTTAATAATTTCTCGTTCAATTCGTTTTGATACTTTGTCTGCTTTGGCGATCTTATCACTACGGCAGTAGTACATAGTTTTCAATCCAGTCTTCCATGCTTGGAAGTGAACAGCATGAATATACTTGATATGACTATCTGGTCTGAAGAATACATTTAACGATTGTGCTTGGTCAATCCATGGTTGGCGGTCTGCTGCATGCTGTACCACCCAACGCTGGTCAATTTCCATAGAAGTCTTGAAGACATCTTTTGTCCAGTCTTCCATCCAATCAAGATGCTGAACGCTTCCGTCATTCGCAATAATCGAACTCCATATTTCTTGGGCATCTGCCTTAGGGTTTGAATTAACATAATCAGTGACGACCTTATCAAGATACTTATTTTTATTTAAGTGAGAACCCGATAGAGTGTCTTGGCGATAAGCATTGGCACGATAAGGTTCAATACTAGGACTAGTGTTGCCCATAAGAATGGAAGAAGAAGCATTGGGAGCAATAGCCATAAGATGACTAAAGCGATTCCCAGTACCCACTGCATCAGGTGCTTCGCCACGTTCCAATCCCAATTCTTTATTAGCGACATCTAATTTCTCTCTTATATTTTTGAAGATGTTTTTGTTTCTACCAACTGCCAATGATGATTCCCATGGAAGATTATTCTTCTGTAGATATGCATGCCATCCTAACGCACCAATACCAATACTTCTCTCACGAGTTGCTGAGTACTTTGCACGCTTAATTGAGGAAGGAGCATGATCAATAAAATACTGCAGAACATTGTCAAGCATTTCAGCAACATCACGTAGGAACTGCGGATCGTCTTTCCATTCATCATAATATTCCAAGTTCAAAGATGACAAACAACATACTGCTGTGCGTTTCTCATTTGTTGGTAAAATAATTTCAGAGCAGAGATTACTTTGATTGATTTGTAATCCCTTGTCTTTTAACCATTGTGGCATTTTACGATTTGATTCGTCAATAAAATGTAGATATGGTTCGCCTGTTTGCATACGCATCTCAAGAATGCGTTGCCATAGTTCTTTTGCTGATACAGTTTCACGAATCTCATTCGATGCTGGATCAACTAGATCCCAAGAGTCATCAAACTCTGGATCAATCATGCTCTGTTCAATAATATTCATAAATGCATCTGGAATATTAATACCATGATGCATGTTAAGAGTACGCATGTTTTGATCGCCTGTCGGCTTGCGCATCTCTAAGAAATTAATAATATCTGGATGGCTGATATCGAGATAAGCAGCATAACTGCCACGACGAGTGCGACCTTGGCGATATGCCAAACTTGACGCATCGTACATTTTAAGGTGAGGCATAACACCAGTGCTCTTGTCATCCGCAGAACGAATACCAAAACCAATCCCCACACCGCCACCAAGCATAGAAAGCCAATTAGTTTCACTAAGATTATCAACTAAACCCTCCGCTGTATCTTCAATATAATTAAGAAAACATGATATAGGCAAGCCACGCTTGCTACGACCAAAAGAAAGAATGGGAGTAGAATAAGACAACCAATGTTTGCTGCTGTATTCGTATAACCTTTGTGCATGTTCTGGATTACTCCCAAATTGACTTGAAACAAAAGCGAATCTTTCTTGCGGACTCACTTCGTCATCCTTCATATAACTTTCTTTTAATCTAATTCTACCTAGTTCATCAAACAGATTATCACGAGTGTAATCAACCTTTATGCCATGCACAATTTCTTCCATATCTTGCCCCAATATTATTATAGTTTTACTAATTCGTTTGCCAAAGGAAATACTTCAGCAATGACCTTTGCGCATTGTCGTGCGACTTCTTGGTGTTCCTTTTGTGTACCATTTGCAGAACGGAGTTCAATAAAGTGAATCCAGCTACGCAATGTACCATTCATGTATAAACGTGAGACAGTCAGTCCTTCTGGGAGTACTGCTCTTGCTTGTTCTTTGGCAATACCATTGGTAATTGCCCATTCATAAGCATTCTTCGCTTCTTCAATCACTCGCTTCTGTCTTTCTTCCCACCAAGCAGCCAATGCTAGATTCGTATTCTCAACACTATTTTGACGATTCTTCGTATCTTGAAGTCGGGCTTCCCTAAGAACGAAAGATAAGTCTTTTGTTGGATCAGCATATCGCTGACTGAATTCTTGGAACGAGAAAGAGCGGTGACGCAAGATTTGTCTTGCTATATCACGAGTAGTTTCAATTTCTAAACACGCACTGACCATTTCTAGTGGTGACCAATGCTGATGTTTAATCAAATACTTAATTAACTTCTCTGATGTCTCTGTGTTGAACTGGTTGCTGGGATTGCTCACTCTTGCGCAAAAGGCAACTAACTCCTGCACATCTACTAAACCCTCATTAAACATCTCTTCCGAAGGTTTACTATAACTTACCATTCTAACATTCATATTTTCTTCCATGTACTAAATTTCAATTTTGCTTCCATACCAGAATAGGTGTTTGTATTTATGACTTCGGTAATTTCATCGGCAGTCATTCCGCCATGTAAAATCATTTCATTCACATCCTTCTGTTCTATGTGTTCTGGAAACATACAGACAGAATAACCTAGATTGATATACTTATCTAACTGTTTGACAATGTCTTTATTTCTTGGTTCATTGTCCATTACTATCGTTGCATTAGCAAGAATACTCCGAATAGTAGGGGTATCAAAACTTGCTCCTGAAACAGCCACTGCATTTGGTAGAAACAGCGAGTCAATTGGTCCTTCAACAACGAGAATCCTTTTAGCATAATTAATCCTTTCAAGTCCATAAATCTTTTCCTGAGTCTCATCCACCTTGATGGTATAATACTTAGGCTCTTCATTTCCATACGCTCTAGCCTGATAAGCAAAACACTTACCAGCATTAGTAAAGAATGGAATAATCATCCTTGGGTGTTCGTCTTGTATTGGCTCTTGGAATTTGGCAGTCACTGAGTTAGTGTATGCCTTAAACTTTGGAGCAAAGTACAGGAGACTCCACTTGTCCTTCGGAATCTTTCTTTTAACTACATACTGGACTGCTGGATGAGTCACTGGTAGTTTATCTAGTCTTGAGAGAGATGAGAGAATATCATCTTCCAGTAAATCTTCTGGTTCTGTCTCAAGAACTACTTGTGTCTCACCTATGTCTTTGTGGTCATTGTATCGTGTCGCACCAGACTTATATCGTTCAAGCACATACTCATCGTAGAGTTTGGTATCAACATACTTAATTAAATTACCAATGTTCGTGCCATAGCCACAATTGTGACACTTTACAAATAGATCTGCTTTTGCACGATAGATGTAGCCACGTGCCTTTAATTTATTAGATGTGCTATCCCCACAAACTGGACATGAATAGTTCCAGAGATAGTCTTTCTTTTGTTTGAAGTTTCGCAAGCGAGACCCAAGTATTTGGGCATACTTGGCATCAATGTATAACATTACAAATCTCCACTAGTA